TTCTTTTGTCCAAAGGTATGATGGGTAGCTGAGCAATCGTGTTTACACAGTTGCTTGTTATAACTAGTCTTGGCTGTTCTGTAAAGGGGTCAAGTTGTAGCCTTCGATGCAGCTCATTCTTACCCGCTACCCTACTTCCAGCACTTCTATCAGACGGCCTCCACCTACAGCCCTCTCCAATCATCTGTTCTGCCAGTGATGGACCAGTATCACCCCGCTTATGCCAGCAACTACTGTCCAATACACCATATCTTATGGGGCCATCGTTCTCTTCAGCCCTCATTACCATGTGAGCGAGGTCTTTGGCAAGCACTTTGCTAACATATAGCTCACGATAGACCACCAATTGCTCACTTGGAGACACAGCAAACCACACCACAGCACTATAACTTCCGTATCCATAGTCACAAGCCCTAAATTTAGTCCAATTACTTGGTATGTGGAATGGTTCCACTACATGTATCTGCCTATTAAACTCAGTGAAGGCTGCACCTTCAGCAATATCCCAGTTACCCTCTAGTAGTTGCTTCCTCTGGTGCTCAGGAAGAGACAACAACATGGTTTCGTAGTCACCAGTCTGCATCAAATAGGGGTTATCCGTCAACATAGCAGGGATAAACCTACGTTTAAACAGTGCTTGCCCCTCTTTGCTGTGTCCTTTGGGATACACCAAGGTGGTTCCACTCTCAATATCAGTAGCATCAAACGCTTTACCCGCTTGAGAAGGGTCAATAAACATCTTCTTCACCCAAGCATGGCCCGGTCCACCCGGATTGGTAGTGGCTCTCATGAAGATGGGTAGGTCAGATGCTGCTGTACGCAACCTAGACCGCATATAGTTCCACGGAAATGGCGTATGCCACTGCGTCAACTCATCAAAACCAATCCAGCTAAACGCCAATCCCTGATATCTCAATACGTCTTCATCTCTATCAAGGTAAGACATCCACAGTCTAGCACCTGACGGAGCTTCCCACTGCATCTTTCTCTCACTCCACTTGATGCCGGGGTAAATCTTTGGATAAAGCTCTTGACTCTTCCAAATAAGTTCTCGAAGTTCTTCTGTAGTGTGTCGTAACAGAAGCCCAGAAAACTGTGGATGTACCATATACCTCAATGGATCTGCAAGCATGGCATAACTTTTACCACCTCCAGCAGCACCACCATATAACACTTCCCTCTCTGAAGAAGCTAAGAAGAATGTTTGTGGCCCCGGATTGGGCTTAAACAATACTTCTCTTTCATCAGGTGTCGCTAGAGGAATCTCTGGCGAGTTTACTATCGATATATTCGGAGAGCTTGCTGTACTGTTCTGACTCGAAGTATCCTGTTTGGTCTTCCCTGCCAAGCCTCTTAGATTTTTCTTCGTACCTTTCCGCTTGCTCAAGGGCTTTTTTGAGCCTTGTGGCAAGGTTGCGGTAAGTAGCGGATTTGAATCCATGCTTTCTTTCAGTCTTTATTCTCTTTAACAACCCTACATGGCTTATCGTTCTACCTGTTGTAGTGGTAAGCCAAGCTGCTACCTGCCTAGAGCTATATTGTTTTAAATGTTTCTTAGCCAGTTCTAACGCTTCAAGCTCTTTAGGAATTGGCTGCAAGAGGTCAGGGTCTTCTTCATCTTGTCTATAACCAAATGGTATAGTTTTTCTAATTTTTGGAATGGCAACATATGTTTCCTTTGCTTTGGGCTGAGGTAATATCCAAGCCCCTAAGTCTCTATCACTCACTGCTATCTTTGGCTGGCAAAATCATGATGCCGTTAGGTGCTGTCACCTGAACTTTCTCTGTCTTCACCAAACCAGCCCTGTCTAACAAATCCTTAGCAGCATTGAGCTTCTCTTTCAAGCCTAGCTCTGTGGGATCGGCAATGCCACTGACAACAGCCATAGCTGCTCTAGGGGCGTTCATGGAGATGTATAGCTGTGTAGCCTCAATCACTTCTTCCTTGAGAGTATCCATAATCATCTTGGTAGCATAGCCTTCGCTATAGCCAGCAAGCTGCCTAGCCTTGGCTGGATTACCACCAGCCTCAGCAAATAACACCTCAATGAATTTTTTCTGTTGTTCAGTTAGTTCTCTTTTAGCCATAATGTTTCTTTAAATATTTGAAGTGGTGAATTGTTCAGACACCCTAACGCTTACTTCCACCGCACTGTTTACACTACACAAGCCTCTAATCTTGTCATCATGTAACAAATAGAAAGCATTTGTAATTTGTAACAAGCTGTTTGGTTCTAGTCTTACAGACTCAGCAATTGTGTAATAGGTTGTATTCGTATGGCTGTACCAGTCTAAAGAGAATGTTACAGCACTGCTAGTTACATTGGTGACAAAGATGCTATCTACTGCAGCCCTAAATGTTGGAGGAGCTGTGTAGATGTCTTGGTTGCTGGTTGTTAATACAGCAGCTACAGTTCTGTTCTTTGTTGTCATGTTAAATCGTAGAATGTAAGAGAACCAATACCGCCACCAGTTCCTGATATTGTTCTCGCAGCTAATGTATATATATCACTAACAGTAGCCAAAGAAACACCAAGTTGTAAATCCCAGTTATAACCAGATCCTGTAGCTAATGGTACTCTACCTGATTTACCTGTAGTGAATTCACTGTAACATATAGTTCCACCAGTCATTGATGTTGATGCTAAATCTTGTTCTACATTACTAGTAGAAGAAACCGCTGTCCATGTTGGTGTTGTTAATGTTGTATTTTTAAACAAAGCCAATTCATAATTGTCTGAAGTGGTAGGTAAGAAATTTAAATTGTATGGAAGCACTACAGCACCTAATGCTGTAGAAGGCAGTCTTATAGAAACTAATGGTTTAAATGTTGTTGTTAAAAATGTACCTGTTGTAGCAGATACCATTCTGGCTGCATGTTCTTGAGACACTGCTTCATATCCACCCTCAGACATAACAGAAGAACATATCTGTTTCATTGCTGAAGAAGATGCTACAGTGCCTGTGTTAGTAATTTCATAACGAACAGGAAGAATAGCTGTAGTCATATACACAGCAGTTTGAAGATTGGCATTGTGGAATGTATGGGCAACAATGAATTGTCCATTGATAACAAACCCACATCTCACACTACCAACACCAAGCCATTCAAAATCCATGAACAAGATTTGTGTCTTAGTCAGATCTAGTGTAAGTCCACTAGTACCTGTACCATCTAGCTTATCTCCATTCCAGTCTGCTTTAGCTACATATCGTGCATCACTAGCAGAGCCACTGGTAGATGTTCTTAAAACAAATGTAATGCCATTAGCACCCTGTTCTAAGAACACACCATTAGCTGTACCAAAGTAACCAACCCTTTGTCTTAAGTTGGTCTTAGCTGCATCCATCTTGAATGTAGCCAATAACAATAAGCTCTTACCCGGCTGATAAGGAAACACTCTAAATGTCTGTCTCACCACTTCATCACCTGAAGTTGTAGACACAGCCATATTTACAGAAGACTCATTAGGTAAATGAGTAGCAGCTCCAGAACCAGCAGTGGAGGTACTGAATTGACTATCAATACCATATCTGTTTTGACTATCAAACAACGTATAAGGCTGACTTACACGAAGTCTTCCAAATGCATCTGTGTTAGTGCCACCAAAGCTGACAGTGTTTCCACTGCCAGCAATGCGTACAAGTTCTGGATAGCTGGTAATTGTCATTTCTTCTTAGGCTTCACTTTAGCTTCAGACAAAGCAATGGCAATGGCTTGCTTAGGGGAGGTAACAACTTTACCACCTTTACCAGAATGTAAAGACTTGTCTTTAAACTCACCCATCACCTTAGCAATTTTAGCTGTTTGCTTTTTAGTAGCCATAGCTTATTTCTTCTTAGCCATCTTCTTTGGTATGCCAATCATGATGGCAATGGTAGCTTTACCCTTACCCTCTTTAGCCATACACTTACCTGCAGCCTTACACTTAGCAGGAGAAGGACATCCCTCACAAGGTTTAAAAGATTTCTTAGTAGCCATCATTTACCTTTCTTAGCTGGAGCTTTCTTAACAGCACCACCCTTAGCCATTAATGGTTTCTTTGTTGGCATAGCATAACCACCACCCATCATTATCTTCTTCTCTTTGTTCTTAGCTGTACGGCTACCTCTTACAGGCATACCACCCATAGCAAGTTTAGCAGGAGGAGTAGGAGCCTTCTTCGTATCTTCATAAGCCTTACGCTCTAGCTCATTAGCTCTGTCCAAGTAGGTGTTACGCACCTCTTGAGGAACAGAAGTGTCCTTAGCCTTCTCTCGGTACATCTTTACTTTCTCTGCATCGGTAGCCATAGTTTCTCCTTTTAGTTACCACTTAACCTTATCTGCCCAATATGCAGCAGACATCTTACCCTTGTTTATATTCTCAGCATGACGAGCTTTGAAGCTCTTCTGCCTAGCCTTGTCTTTAGCTGTGTCTGGACTAGAGCCAGCACCACTAACACCCTGCTGTCCAAACCTAATAAGCTTCACTGTGTCACCATCTTTAGCTAACACAACATGACTCTTTGTAGGATGCTTAGGCGTAGCCTTAGGCTTATTATATCCACTAAATTCTTCTGAGCCTCTTTTAATCATCTGAACTTGCTCACTTTCTTAGCAATGGCCTTAGGCTGTTTAACAAACTGCTTACCAGCTTTTGTACCTTCACGCTTAGCTTTAGTGGTGGCAGCATACTCAGCAGAGCTTAAAGAC